GCTTTGGCATTGCATCACCTACCAAGATTGTTAGCCTTTTGCGTTACGAAGGTTTCCCAATCTATCGCAACAAGCACACTGATACAAAGGGTCGTGTAACTCACAAATACCGTCTTGGTAAAGCTAGCCGCAAGATCGTGGCTGCTGGTTATCGAGCACTCGCAATGGGCGTCTAAGATCTTCAAAAAGATCTGATGCTTCAGGAGGGCTCGAAAGAGCCCTCTTTTTTTATGGACTGGTAGTTCAGTGGTAGAACATGGGACTCTTAATCCCTGTGTCGTGAGTTCGAATCTCACCCAGTCCTCCAAATGGACCCATAGCTCAATGGTTAGAGTATCCGACTTTTAATCGGGTGATCCGAGTTCGACTCTCGGTGGGTCTACCATCTCCCATAAATAAAGAATGAGGAGATCAAAATGGCATCAAACACATACATTTCAGTAAATGGCGTATCGACGAATTCAGACTTATCTGCAATCGTAAACGGTATCCTTACAACTCAACCACAGAACATCAACTTTCTTTCACCTCTTGGTTTTCGTTTCACGTTGAAGAGATCACCATCGGTAAACTTCTTTTGTACAGATGCAAACATTCCATCATTTAATCTAGGGTATGCTGTTCAGTATGCTCCTTTTGTAAACATTCCTCGTCCTGGTGATAAGCCTGCTTATGGATCATTCAGAGTGACGTTTAAGGTCGATGAAGATCTTGTTAACTATCTTGAAATCTACAATTGGATGGTTGCTCTTGGATTTCCAGAGAGCTACAGCCAGTATGCAAAGATTGCAAGACAAACACAGACATCTGGTTATAAGATCGTATCTGATGGAACACTTACAATTTTAAACAGTGCTCAGAATCCAAATATTGAAGTTATCTTCCAAGACCTATTTCCTGTAGACCTTTCTGATGTTAATTTTACGACTGCAGATAATACTGTAAATTATGTCACAGCAACTGTTGAATTTAAATATACTTTGTTTACAATAAACAAGTTGTAATCCTCATAAAGGACTTTTGTTATGAAGCTTGAAGAAATCCACGACCAGTGGGCACAGGACTGTATACTTCCTGTCACGATGTTAGAACGATCAATCTCTGCTGTTCCTAATCTCCATTCAAAGTATCTTCGTTATATGACTGACGAGAAGATGACATTGAAGAAGCTCGAAGAGGAACGCAAGACTCTTGTCAGAATGAAGTATGATTACTACCAAGGAGTTCTTCCTGAAGAAGATCTCAAAGCAAATGGTTGGGAACCATTTAGACAGAAGATCTTGAAGTCTGATATTGGTATGCACATTGATGCAGATGAAGATGTTATTAAGATGAATTTAAAGATTGCAATGCAACAAGAGAAGGTTGATGTTCTTACACATATCATTAAACATATTAGCAATAGAGGTTTCTTGATTAAGAGCTTGATCGATTGGGAGAAGTTCAAAGTCGGTGCGTGACGTGATCTATGTAACGAAAGTCAATGAAGTGTATATGAGAGTGTCAACAGAGCCTTCTGTTGCACAAGAAATTGCTGACTTGTTTTCGTTCATGTCACCCAATGCTAAGTTTGATCCTAGAGTCAGAAACAAAATGTGGGATGGCCGTATAAGATTGTTTAGCACAATCACTGGCCTTCTCTACATTGGTCTTTTAGACAGACTAAAACAATTTGCATTGCTTAGAGGATATGATGTTGAGGTTGACTTTACAGTAGAAGAAAATCAACAACCACAAATATCAACAACTGTTAAGGAACCAAGACCTTATCAATCAGATGCTGTTCGTGTTGCTGTAGAAAGAACGAGAGGTGTGTTTCTTTCACCAACATCATCTGGCAAGAGCATGATTATCTATTTGCTTGCTCAGCATTATAATCAGCACAAGAAGTTAATCATTGTTCCAAGAGTTGGTCTTGCATTACAATTAAGAGCAGACTTTGAAGAGTATGCTGGCAAGGCTCTTGACATACATTGTATCACTGCAGGTGTTGATAAGCAAACAGATAGTCCTATTGTTATCTCAACATGGCAATCAATCTACAAAATGCCAAAGCAATGGTTCCAACAATTTGGTGTTGTGATAGGTGACGAAGTCCATGAGTTTGAAGCAAAGAGTCTTCGTTCTATCATGGAGAAGTTAGTAGACACAAAATATAGATTTGGGTTTACTGGAACACTGAAAGGCACTTTAACAAATGAAGTCACCCTTGAAGGTTTGTTTGGTTCAATCCATACTGTTACAACAATGTCAGAGCTACAAGAAAATAACTATGTTGCTCAATTAAAAATTAAGTGTATAGTGTTAAAGTATCCTCAAGATGTTGCCAAGGATGTTATTAAATACAAATATCCTCAAGAAGCCAAATACATAAATGACTATAGACCACGTAATAATTTTATTGCAAAGCTAGCTGTTAGTTGTGAGAAGAATGCGCTTGTATTGTTTCGCAACATTGACCATGGTAAGCTACTGTATGATAAAATAAAATCTTACAGTGTGTTTGAAAGAGATGTGTATTTAATTTATGGAGGTGTTGATGTTGAGGACAGAGAAGAGATTCGAAAACTACTCGATACAAAATCCAATGCTATCCTTGTGGCTAGCTATGGAACATTCAGCACAGGTGTTAATGTCCCTAACCTACACCATGTCATACTTGGCTCCCCTTCTAAGTCTCGTGTCAAAGTTCTTCAATCGATAGGACGTGGTCTTCGTTTACACAACGAAAAGGATTATCTGACAGTATATGACATTGCTGATGATATAAGGTACAAAGGCAAATCCAACTTCACACTGCAACATTTTGCAGAACGTATTGATATCTATAACAACGAAGGATTTGTTTATAGAATCTACAACACGGAGATCTAAATGACTCTAACTCTTCTTTCACTACCTAACGGTCATCAAGTGATGGGGCAAATTGTTGATGAGACTGAAACAATGCTCGTTGTTGAACATCCAATCTCTATAGTGATTGCTAATCCAATGTCTACTCAGACAGCGGTTTATACTGCTCGCTACAGTCCTCTTTCAAAGGACTCTCTTGTTACTTTTAACAAATCAAACATTGTTAGTTTCTCAAATGTTGATGATAACCTTGTTAAACATTATGATAGAATGGTCACATATTACAAGTCAAAAGACTTTAAATACTCTGCTGAAGAAGAAGAACCTGACCAAGAAATTGTAGATGATGTAATGCAAGAGCTTGCTCAATACAATAAAAGTAAATTTCTCAACTAATACCTGTTGACCTTTATTACTCTTTAAAGTAACATAGTAATTATTTACGTTGTTACAAGGAATACATTTATGACAGAAGTCGTTAAAAAGACAAAAGCTAAGAAGCAAACACATTACGTAGACAACAAGAAATTTTATACTGTTCTCCTTCAATATAAAAGAGAATGTGAACAAGCAGTATCAGAAGATAAAGACAAACCACCAATTCCAAAATATATTGGTGAGTGTTTGTATATGATTGCAACACGATTAAGTATGAAGCCTAACTTCATTAATTATACGTATAGAGATGAGATGATAAGTGATGGCCTCGAAAATTGTATTAATTACCTTCATAACTTTAACCCTGATAAGTACGATAATCCATTCGCTTATTTCACACAGATTATTTACTATGCATTTCTAAGACGTATTGATAAAGAAAAAAAGCATCTGTATATCAAACAAAAGACTTTAGAAAATTTCTATTTTGAGGGAATGTTAGCTGAGCAGGCAATTGGTGAAGATGACAGAAGCGTATCTGTTAATCTTGACAATGAGTACATGATGAACCTTGTAGACTCATTTGATAAGAAGCAAGCTGGTAAGCAGGCAAAAGCAAAAGAGAAGAAGCTACAACAAGGATTGGAAAAGTTCTACGATGAAGATAGCATTGATAACTGATACTCATTATGGTATTCGTAATGACAGTATCATCCAACACAACCACATAAAAAAGTTTCTCGATGATCACTTTTTTCCTACACTTACTTCTATGGCCATTAATCATGTCATCCATCTTGGTGATCTTGTTGACCGTAGGAAGTATATCAATTATCTTACTGCGCGCCGTCTACGAACTGACTTTTTGGATCCTCTCAAAGCTATGGGAGTCACTGTAGACATTATTGCTGGCAATCATGATACATTCTACAAGAACACGAATGATGTTAATGCACTCGATGAGTTGTTGTTGGGTAAGTATGACAACATAAAAATTCACAAGAAGCCAATCACGATCTATCCTTACGGCAAACCTATTCTACTTCTACCATGGATATGTGATGACAACAAACAACAATCGATCGACATCATCAAAAATACAACGGCTCAAATCGTTATGGGCCACCTTGAGTTGGAAGGATTTGATCTCTTTCGGGGACATAAGAATGATCATGGAGATGACCCTAGCATCTTTAGTCGGTTTGATATTGTGTGCAGTGGGCATTATCATACTCGGTCTGACAATGGGACTGTTTTTTATCTTGGGTCTCCTGTTCAGTTTACTTGGTCTGATTATAACGACACTAAGGGATTCCATATCTTTGATACTGAAACTCGCCAGCTGGATTTTATTGCTAACCCTGTTAGTATATTTCATAAGCACTTTTACGACGACCTCAACAGAGAAATGGATGACATTCTTAACTTCGATGTGGGAGCTTATAAAGACTGTTATGTAAAGATCATTGTAAAGAACAAAACTAACCCTGTGTGGTTTGATATGGTTGTTGATCGTATTGAGAAGGCAGGTGTTGCTGACATGCAGGTTGTTGAAGATCATTTGCATCTTGATCTTACTCGTGATGATGATATTGTAGACCAAGCAGAGGATACAATGACAATCCTTCATGGATACATTAACAGTCTGACCATGCAGGCTGACAAAAAAAGAGTTGAATCTATTATCCAAAGTTTGTATAGTGAAGCTCAGTCAATACAGTGAGTTAAAATGATTTTATTTAAAACAATTAGATGGCGTAACTTTTTAAGTACTGGCAACATATTTACAGAGATCCAGTTAAACAAAAATAACACAACGCTTATCGTTGGAGAGAACGGCGCAGGCAAGTCGACTTTCCTTGATGCGTTGTGTTTTGCTTTGTACAACAAACCATTTCGCAAGATCAATAAGCCCCAGCTACTCAATTCAATAAACAAAAAAGACCTATTGGTCGAACTTGAGTTTAGTATTGGGCCAGGCGAATATAAGGTCGTACGCGGCCTTAAGCCTGCAATCTTTGAAGTGTACAAGAACGGTACACTGCTAAACCAAGATGCTGACAGCAGAGACTATCAGGAAATACTTGAGAATCAAATTCTCAAACTGAACCACAAGTCATTCTGTCAGGTTGTTGTTATTGGAAGTGCATCATATGTTCCTTTCATGCAATTGTCAGCACAAAACCGTAGAGATGTTATTGAGGATCTACTCGACATCCAGATCTTCTCTACAATGAACTCTCTGTTAAAAGAAAAACTTACCAACAACAATCTAATGCTGACAGATCGTATCGCTCAGATTACTCTCGTGTCAGAGCAGATCAGAATGACTGGTGAACACATTGAAGCAATGCATAAGAATGCAGAAGAGCATACAGACAAGCTTCGTGCAGAGCTTCGTTCTATCATTGATAGAGCCGAGCATGAAAAACAAACAGCACAACAGTTAGATCAACAGATAACAAAACTAAGTGAGACAATCAATGATTCGGAAGCGGTTGAAAAGAAACGTGGTAAAGCTCAAATGTATGAGCGACAACTGGAAGCAAAGCTACAAAGATTACGTGAAGAAATCGAATTTCTTCAGACGCATGAGAATTGCCCGACATGCAGGCAATCGATTGACGGAGATTTCCGTAGCACTGCGGTTAATGACAAACTTCATAGCTGCACAGAGACTGAACAAGGGCTTGTACAACTTAAAGAAGAAGCGGATAAAATTAATGCGAGGCTCGCTGAGATTAGAACCACCAACTCAACAATCTCAGATCTGTCAATCAAGAGAATTACACACTCAAACAACGCTAAGAGCCTTATACAACAAGCCAAGAAAATTGCACAAGACATTGAAGAAGCCGAGCAACGCTCCTTGGAGATATTGGACGCGTCTAACCTACAAGTGCTTGAAGAAGAAATAGAAAAGCTACAAAAACAAAAAGGTGAATTGTTGAAAGACAAGGAAGCATTGTTTGTTGTATCAATGGTGTTGAAAGACACTGGTATCAAATCAAGGATTATCAAACAGTATGTTCCAGTCATTAACAAACTTATCAACAAATATCTTGCTGCTCTCGATTTCTTTGTTATGTTTGAGTTGGACGAGAATTTCAACGAGACAATCAAGTCAAGATTCAGAGACGACTTTTCTTACGCGTCTTTCTCAGAAGGCGAGAAGATGCGCATCAATCTTGCGATCTTGTTTACTTGGCGTGCTGTGGCTAAGCTTCGTAATAGCGCTAGCACTAATGTTCTTATTATGGATGAAGTACTTGACGGCAGTCTTGATGGCAATGGCACAGATGAGTTCTTGAAGATATTGAACAACTTGACTCAAGACACAAATACGTTTATCATTAGTCACAAGGTAGACCAAATGTATGACAAGTTTACCAATGTGCTTAAATTTGAGAAACACAAGAACTTTTCGAGGATTGCATCATGAAGAAGATTGAGCGACCAATGTCAACAACTTATGTCG